GGATGATAAAAGAATAATTTATGTGATTTGCAATGGAGAAATATATAATCATAAGTTACTAGAACAAGAATTTAAATTTACGACGAAAAGTAAAAGTGATTGTGAAGTTATTTTAAATATTTATCAAGATTTAGGAATTGAACAAATAAATTTATTGAAAGGAGTTTTTTCTGGAATCATTGTTGATAAAAATAAAATAAATAATGAAAATAAAATAATGGCATTTAGAGATAGATTGGGTGTAAGACCAATGTTTTACAGTATCAATGAAAATTCTGTTTGTTTTTGCTCGGAAATGAAAGGAATATTGGATAGAGACTCTATTAATTTTTTCCCCCCTGCTTCGTACTGTATCTATAAAAACGATAATATTACTTTTCGTAAATATTGGTCAACTAATGTTCAAATTAATTATAAACAATCATATGATGATGTTCTCGATATGATAAGACATAAATTTATTCAGGCTGTTAAAAGTAGAATGATGTCTGATCGTCCCATATGTTGTTTATTGTCTGGTGGTTTAGATTCATCATTAGTTTCAGCTATTGTTAGTCAACTTTCGTACCAACCGATTTATACATTTAGTATTGGTATGAAAGGTGGTACGGATCTTGATTATGCAAAAAAAGTGAGTGAACATATTGGTTCAATACATAATGAAATAATTATTTCAAAAAATGATGCATTACAAGTTATTGAAAAAATTATCTATACATGTGAAACTTTTGATATCACAACAATAAGAGCTTCAATTATGCAATATTTAATTTGTGAATATATAGGTAAAAAAACAGATTTTAAAGTTGTTTATATTGGTGATGGAGCTGACGAACTATGTGGTGGTTATAGATATTTTGTAAATGCACCATCAAATATATTATTTGATCAAGAATGTAAAAGACTTTTAAGTGAAATACATATTTATGATGTATTGAGAGCAGATCGTGCTGTGTCATGTCATGGTATTGAAACAAGAGTTCCATTTTTAGATAGTGATTTTGTTGAATTTTATTTGTCAATTGATCCAAAATTTAGAATTCCACAAAAAGGGACTGAAAAATATTTAATTAGAAAAGCTTTCGATAAAACTGGTTTATTACCCGAATGTGTTTTATGGAGGAAAAAAGAAGCATTTTCTGATGGAGTGTCTAGTGAATCAGAATCTTGGTTTGATATCATTAAAAATTATATTGAAAATCAAATTTCTGATGAGGAATTTGATAATCATAAAAATAAATTTACTCATTGTCCACCAATCACAAAAGAAGCATATTACTATAGAAAAGTTTTTGAAAAATATTTTTCAGATAAGTATACTAATGTCATACCTCATTATTGGATGCCCTTATGGTGTGGTGATGTAAATGATCCATCAGCAAGAATTTTACCAGTTTATTCATCATAAAAAACATTATCATAGAGTTCATCTTTAATATTTGTATTTCTTAAAATGATATCTTTTAATGTTGTGGATTTAATTATTTTTTTATCTTTTTCACTTAAGAAACTATTAAATTCATACCAATTTTTGTCACCATCTCTAAATCTTTCAAATTGTTCTTTTATAATTAAAGTACCTAAATATCCAAATTGACTGTCATTAATTTTTGGTTCGCAAAAACATCCCACCCATGCATCCACATCATTTATATCATCATATAAACTTTCTAGTTTATCTTCAAGATATGAATTGATTTCAGAAAAATTTTTAATTGGAGGTAAATTAAATGATTGTCTTACTTGATTTAATGATGGCAACATGCAATCTCTAGCTTTTTGTATTTTAATTGTTGAGAAATCCAAAATGTATTTGTCATATACTTGATTTCTAAAATCTTCTATAACTTGTTCATTTAATTTTTTTGTTTTTTCAAAACATAACGATTTGATTATTTTATTAATACCATTATTGAATAAAAATTTTTCATCATTTGAAAAACTAAAAAAGTTTGAATAATTAATCATATTGTGACTATGATCAAAAGTCATTAAAAATTCATAACTTGGCGTTGTGTTTATATTTGGTTTGTAATAAGATTTTTTTGGGATACAACATCCTATCAATAAAGGTAAATATTCACTAAATGTAATATTTTGTACAAAACCACAATTTAAAAATTTGGCATACACGAAAATGAAATCATCATTTAAATTTGAGTTTGACAATACAATTTGATCACATAACCTATTGTGTTCTCTGGCAAATAAGGTTTGTAAACATGATACCAATACATTTTCAGATTTTTCTAAAATTTCCTCACCATTTCTTGAATTTATCAATTTTATTTTACCAGATCCATCATTTAATCTAATATTTTGTGTTTCTTCTTTGGTTTTACCATATATTGATGTTAAATCTAAAAATGACGAAATATTATTCATAACATCATAATCAAAAACATATTCGGGTTTTTTGTAGGGTAACATTTTGTTTGGATGAACTTCTTCAACATCAAAATAATTTGATAAAAAATAACTATTATTGTCATTATGAGTTATTTGACAAATATCATTTAAAATAAATTGATTCCAGGCAATCATCATGGTTGTAAATTCACTTTCAATATGTTCTTTTGATCTACATAAAATATTACTAATTTTTCTTGGATTTGGTAAATTTTCATTAGATGAAATATTTATTCCTGACAATCTTATAAATTTATCTTTTTTTTCAGGCCACAAATCTAACTGTGAAATATCAAACTTATTTTTGGGTTCATCTCTTTTTATATTGGAAAAAAAATAAGTACCTACTAATGTTAAAACAACCGCTCCAACTATAATTTTTGTAGTATCAATTTTAAATTCTTTTTTTTTATTTGAAAAATCATCTTCTTCAAAAAACTCCATTATAATATAATTTAATTATTTTATTTTGAGTGATGAGGTTATATAAATCCCCCCTTTCATATGTGAAAAGACAAATTATTTATATTAATCAAAAAAAAATTGATTATTTTAATTCTTGTTCATTTATATATATTATTATGATTTCAGCTAAAAGAATTAACTTTAACGGCTCCTTGGAAAAGGTTTTTAATTTGAAAAATTTACAACTATATTCACGCAAATATAATCCACGTATTGCTGTTCTGGGTTATGGTTCTCAAGGTAATGCACAATCTCACAATCTAAAAATGAAAAAATTTGATGTTTGTTTAGGTCTCAGACCAGATTCCAAATCTTTCAATCTTGCCAAAAATGATGGTTGGATTCCCGGAAAAAACTTGTTTTCAATTGACGAAGCTTGTCAACAATCTGAGCAAATTCATTATCTATTATCAGACAAGGGACAAATTGATCAATGGGATACAGTAAAAAAATATTTAACTGAAAGTAAAACTCTATGTTTCTCTCATGGTTTTGGAATTGTTTTTAATGAACAAACAAAAATTGTTCCACCATCTAATATTGATGTGATTATGGTAGCACCCAAAGCAAGTGGTGTTACTCTAAAAACTCAAAATGTAAATTGTTCCTATGCTATTCATCAAGACTTTAGTGGAAATGCTTTTGATAAAGTCATCACAACCGCCTGGGGTATTAATTGTAATAATTTATTTGAAACAACTTTTCAAAAAGAAGTTTTTAGTGATCTCACTGGTGAAAGATCTGTTTTGATGGGAATGATCTTGGGAGCTTTCAAAGCACAATATGATGTTCTTATTTCTAAGGGGCATTCAAAAAATGAAGCGTGGAATGAAACTGTTGAAGAAGCACTTAATTCACTATACACATTTATCAATAAAGTTGGTCCAGAAGAATTAATTAATAACTGTTCTTACACTGCAAGAATTGGATGTCTTGATTGGATGGATAAATTTGAAAAAGTTATTAAACCTGTCATTAAAGATTGCTATAATAAAGTTGAATCTGGAGAAGAAGCCAAACGTGTAATTGAATTTTTTTCAGATGATGAAGCAATGAAAAAACTACAACAAAAAGTAGATGATGTTTGTCAACAAGATATTTGGCAAACTGGAAAAGAAATGAGAAAACTCCGTTAAAATCTAATTATAATATTTTTTAACTATTTCAATATCTTCAATTTTTGTTACACCAACACATTTGTCTGGTGATGTAACACAATATAGTCTTATTTTATTTTCATTTATTAAATCACTCAGAACAATCGGTAAAAAATGTTCTATTTTTCTATTATTTTTATGATTTTCTTTAAATTCTATGTTTTTTTCATAAACCAAATCGACAACATCTTTTTGCAAACCCATAAAATTAACACTGGCAGGAATATTTTCTATTTCTTTATCCACATTATCAATGGAAATATCTAATAATTCATTTATAGATTTAATTTCATTATTTGTATCTACATAAAAAACTCCTCTATTTACTTTACCATTTTCCGGTAAAAGTGTTATCAGGGGAAAAGACATGGCAGTATTTCTATTGTTATTGACCAATTCATCATAACAAATTTTAAATGTATTTTCACCATATAAATCATCACCATTACAAATTATAAAACTATTGTTTACAACATTTTTTAAACAACTGAAAGCATCAGCAGTACCCCATGGTCTATCCCTGTCCTCTAAATTATATTCTTGTTTAGCATATTTTATTGGTATATTTTTATATGAATAACCAAATTTTTCTTTAAAAGGTTGTTCTGTTTTATTACTTACAATAAATACAATTTCATTAAATGAACATTTTAAAGCTTGATTCATAGAAACTTCAATCAATGTTTCATCATTTTTACCTATTTTTGCAAATTGTTTGATTTGTCCGCCAAATCGAGATGACATACCACCACATAAAAATACAACTGAAATTTTTGACATTATCTATATTAAAAAATATATTTTATTTAAAAATTGAATAACGTAATTTTTGTGGAAAAATGTAAATGTATGTCTTATATACAAACAGATCCTCGGGTTGTTCAATCCAGTATATCTATTGACAAATACAATGAATCATGCCAATTACAAAATTATTTATCAGAACAATATAAGAGTCAATATAAATATATTGATAGTTTGACAGATCAAATAAATATTTGGATAAAATATATGAAAGAAAACAATTTATATCACGTTAATTTTCATCATGTTGCCAATGTGATGTATCCAGATAAAATATATCAATTAGAAAAAGAAAATGATGTTACTATTTCAGTAAAACAATTTTATGAAAAATGGGATCTAAATTTTATATAAGAATATATAATATTTAGCTATTTTATCTCTTTTT